CATATAACATTGTGCAGAACTTATCAAACGCGGATTGAATTTTTATGGAAAAAGGTTTTACCGCGAGATAAACGCTGTCCGTGCTTGGATTCGTCCCCCACGCGGGAGTCGTAAGGAATACCCCAGTTGAATTAGTAAAGTCATAAATATCTCTCTCCTGCCCGACACCCGTTCCGGAAAGAATCCTCAATATACCCCCCGTCCAGAAGTCATCCGACTCCTTGCGTTTCGGGTCGGTCATTGAGCTTCCCGTCCCTGCGGTAGCCGTGCCGGATGCCTGGTAATTGGCTTTTCTCAAGGACTCAAGTTCATTATATAAATCATCGTCGGTGATAGGGATTGCCAGAAGGGATTTGACGACATCAAACAACTGCGTCTGGTAATAAGTGACGGAGTTGACTACATAACGCCACACGGCTTTGTAATTCAGGTCAGCTATATCTGTGTGAGTTGTCGTCAGAGAATAAGTCATCTCGCCGGTAGTCGCGTCTATGGAAGCGGATGCCTCAGCTTGGAGGGACGCTCCGTCAGGTTTGTATAGGGTTATATAAGCAGAGGTAGGGATTGATGGCCGGTTTTTATCATAGACGGTCAGGCGGATAGTATCAGCGACATCAACAAGAAATTGCTGCTTCATGGGTTCTCCTTATTGCTTTATGTAATTTATCCTCAAGACACTATCTGCCGGAATTACCCAGGCCATTGTAAATGTGGAGCTGGTTGTTTCTGAGTAATCCGTGTCTTTTGTCTGCATCAACCCATCCACATAGACTTCAAGCAATCCGGACACATACTGCTCGCTGTCCGGCAAAGTAAAAACCAACTGCGCCCCATCTACGGCCGGAGCAGGTGTCTTTTGGACTCGAAACGATGTCGTGTTCATGCCTGAAGAATTGAGTTTACTATTGACAACCTTGCTTGATCTGCTTGACTTGATGATCCTGGATGTTTTATTCGCTTTACTGACATTGGTCATTTTCTTTTCATTGGTATTCCCATGAGGCGCTTGATAGTCGTGGTGATAATCCTTCCCTGTCCTTCCTTGCAGTATTTCGGGCAATGGGTGCAGAGATAACCCGAAGGGTCATATACATTCTCAATCGCCCAGGCCGCTGACACCTTCGGGCTTATCACAACACCCTTATCGCGCAGTTCATAGAGCTTCTTCCAATCAATCTTCTTGCGCCCGAACCTGTCAAGGGCAATCTTAGTTTTTCTTATGTTATATCTCTTGCCCTTCAACTCCACAAAGTCAGAGCAATTCTTGTTTACCAAAAACGGCTCTCTTTCGTAGATGTCAACTCCCGGATGCACAAGCCAATGGCCGGGACACCTAATCTGCCTTTTGTAGTAAGGCGTCTGCGCTGGCTTATCTTCTAAAAGTATCGGCATGATCTATTTAACGCTGACTTCTTCAGGCCTTTTGATGCTATTCAACTGTTCAGGGGTAACGCCGTAAAGTTTAACCATCAAATCCGTGATCTTTTCCATCTGGCCTGTCCGTCTTGATTTCTCTTTTGTGGCGCGCCGCTTTGTTTCTTTGGCAAGCAATACTTTATACTCTGGCGTTTCCTTGTAAGCCGCGATCTGCTCTGGTGTGGGCTTATCGACGGTTAACACAACACCGATGTCCGCGAATCTGTTTAAGGTCTGGACTGCGTTGTCAGGATGCATCGGACCTAATTGCTTTCCTTCTTTATTCCACAATGAAACAGGCGTATAATCGCAGGTTTCCCGGATGACGATAGTGCTTGCGCCGATCTTCCCTCTCTGCCTGATTTTCTTCATCTCCGAGGAAAGCCCGTCAGCAATCGCCCCTGTTAACGGTTTCGCGGCTTCAGCAGCTTCAACCTTCTGCCTGAGTATTCTATTTTCTTGCTCTAACGCCTGAAGTTTTGCCATATCAATCTTTTCTTGCTCTTTTAACTTTGCCATTTGCTTCTCCTTTTGCCTGTGTTGCGAGCGTGGGAGAATTGTTTACTCCCACGCCCACAGTATCCGCTTATCTCAAAGCGTAAATTACCATCCTAACGATGTAAACTGCATCTCGTTTCCATGCTTATTGCGAAGCATCGCCTCGCCGCGAATTTCAGAGCCGACGATCTTGAGGGCCAGATTAGCCGTGTCCCTTTCGATCTCAACCTGGAAGCCGCGCTTGTAAACCTGCTTGAACGCCTGCCTTGAGAACGCAGCGCCGGAACCTGCAGCCGTGTTGTAAACGATGTTCGTGTCAGCCCAGATGTTCAGACCCATTGCCATACCAGCGAACCCGTAGCGCGCGAAATCTTCGCCGACTGTTCCTAACCCGCGGGACTGGATTGCATCAGACGAGTTGTCAAACAAGGCGATCAATCCGTGGGATGACCAGATTTGCGAAGGATGCATGACCAAGTTATATGGTAACGGCGCGTGTCCGGACCTTAATGAACCATAAGCATCGTAAAGATCGGCCGGTGCGATGCTCAATGTGGAAGTTGCAGCCCCTTGATTTGTCGTCAGAGATGTGAACAGAGTAACCAGATCAAGGTCTTTAATGACAACCAGCGAGTTGCCGATCATCTGTCCGGCCATTGCAGCCAGATCGTCAACTGAACCTAAAGCGGCCAAATCCTTCAGTTGGACATACGCTGAATGAACGGCCACAGTTGCGGCGCTTGGTGAGGTTTCATCAGAACCAGAGAACTCCATCGCTTCGGCTGTCGGCGCATCGGTTTGATTCGCGCTCAACTTTACTGCAAAGGGTGTCTGGTGGATGTAACCTGGGCCGGGGAACTGGACTTGGGTAATCAGAGGACTGACCACATCGCCTTCGCCCATTTCCAGTAAAGCGTTAGCAACGATCGTCGGAATCGTTTCCAAGACCGTAGTCGTGGTCGTGTCAACGCCCATACCGAAGATAGCTAACTTGAATACTCGTAGAAAAATCTCAAACATTAGATGCTCCTTTTTTAGCGGTGGATGCCCTTATTGGCAAGCGCCGCCGTTATCTTAACTCTTAATTCTCCCGCCCTCTTGGTGTCCCTGGAACTCATAGCTTTCATAAGCTCCGCATTGAGAGAGTCGAGGTCGTCTCCCCCAGCTCCTGCCCCAGCGCCTGCGGCCGATCCGCCTGCGCCTGTCCCGCCTCCGGCCTTATTAGTCGCCTTGACCAAGTGCGGCCGCTGCGTTAATAACTTCTTGACGCCCTCCTCAACGGAGTCCATAACTTCAAGCCCATTCGCATCGCGCCCCTTGATGCGGATGTTTCCTTCTTTGTCGAAAACCGCCTGACTTTTTAGCAACAACATTGCTTCTTCGGCATAGGCGTTCTGCCTGGTAACTTCCCCTGACAAAGCTGTTTCAATCTTCAGGTTATTTATATCAATATCTTTCTTGGAAACTAAACCTTGAAGCTCAGCTAATTTCTCATTATGTATCTTGAGCGCTTCATCATATTTCTTTTGTTCCTCAAGAAGTTTTAGCTGCTGCGCATCCTGGGCCTGCTGATGCTCTGATTTAAACTTTCTCAAATCCTCGTAATCGGAATACTTTGACTTCTCGCGGGCTAATCGGTCCTGAACGATTGCGTCAACCTGCGCCTGGTTAAACTTTGCTTCTGTCTTTACTTCTTCTGCTGTTTTCTCCGGTATATCTCCCATACTACCCTCCTGTTTTACCGCCAGAGTTGGCGTTCACGCGGTTCATAAATGACGGAATCCTGTCCATGAGGCGGCCGCTTTCGCTCATGCCCGTCGCATCTTCCTTTTGCTTCATTGCTTCAATCATTTTATTTATGTCTGTATCGTTCATGCGCGGGAATTTCTTTTTGATGATAGCCGACTTGACCTCTTTATTGAACTCCGCGCCGAGATTCAATCTCATCGACTTCTCGCACTCGTCTAAATCGTCATTAAGCGACTGGATGGAAAACTCATGGGGATATTCTATGGAGCCGTCAAATTCTTTGTCTAACCACCTTGCGAATATCTGCCAGAGTTTTGTCTCCCCGTCCTCAAGGTTCCCTGCTTTCTTGGATAAGGCGGAATTAGTCTGGTTGAAATCCCATGCCTTTGCGACACCCGATTCCTCAACCGCGCCCTGTCCCTGGAACTCCGCGCTTCCGCCTTCTAACTTTGCAAGCTGGAATATCTTTGATACCTGGCGGTCTATGTGCTTAAAATAAACTTCGGCGTTTCCGGTAGAAGGAGAAACGTATTGCGGCGCGTTTCTATCAGGAGGATATAGCAATCCCTTGCTCGTTCCCACAGAAAGCTCGTCATACTCCGAAGATGTCCCTTGTACCGCCAGGAAGGCGAACGTCTGATCGCGTAATATCTGCTTCAGTTCCGAGCTTGAGTTGTAAACATCCCTTGCGATGAAAGCGATGTCCGCGATGAATGAGATGCCAAGAAAGTTCCGAACCTTCTTTGATTGCTTGTCAAATATGCAAGTAATAGGCACGATGCCTAAACCATGCGCACCGCGTCCAATCTCTTTGTATTCTCCGTCATACAAAATCCACTCTTTCTTTGTCCATAACCTGTATTGAACGGAGTTAATCTTCTCTTTGTCATAATTAAACGGGTCAATGTTTGTGTCCAGATATTCCCTGACTATCACCCAGTAGGGATAACCGAACTCATCGAGCGCCCAGTTGATAATGTTCTGCGGGTGATGGAATGTAAAATAAGGGAGCAGGCCGTTGTCATAAACATCTTGCTTGGTCCTTACCTCTCCCCCGAATTTCTTGGAGTCTACAACAACAAATGTATGCCCGTACAACTGCGCCTGATCCGCAAGCTCTTTCCTGAACTCCCCTATTGACCCCTGCTTGTTGTCTATATTCTCCGAGCGTTTCTCAACCTCTTGTTCTATGTCCCCGAAGTCCTCGTTGACCGGCTGCTTGAATAAATGGTCGGAGTAAATGTCTATGATGGGCGCGCAGAAATTGTAATAATAAGACATCTTCAGGCGCTCGTTGTAATCTTCCGTGCGCTCTTTCGGATGCATGAATAGATTGCCGCTGCGGTTAGACTTTAACTCTGTCCCTCCGGCTACAATCTTAAACGCCCAGTTTTTAAGACTATCCCACGATGAGGCGGCCGTGATGATTCCCTTGCAGTAATCAACGCCCCCTTCGTAGCTGTCCAGAAGAAAGTTAAAATAATCATGGTAAGTCTTTAATATCTGATGCGGATTTTCTACAAGCTCTTTAATCCCGTTCATATTTTAAGTCCTTCGATTCTGCCTCGATTTAATGAGAAGTCGGCCTCCGCCAGGTATCCGAAAGCATCGCTTGGATGCGTGAGCGTCAAGTCTTTAGTCTTGTCTATCTGAACACTTCCTTCTTTAAAAGCGACCTGCTCGAAATCTCTTATGAGGTGCTTGCACTTTTCGGGATGAATGAATACGCGCCTCTGCCCTTTGCTGTTGCAGATAAGCCCGTTGACTGAATTGACCCGGTCTCTCTCCGCAGGGTTTTTGGTAGGAACGCGGCTGGTGATGCCGTAGGCAGAAAGCTCGCTCTCGATAATTTTCCAGTTAGTGATGTTAGAGTCGGTATGCCTTGCACGGCCAGTCGCGTCCCCGTAGAGAATAACCCCTGCGTTATGGTTAGGGAATCTTTGTTTGAACTCAACGCACGCCTCGATTGTATTGGAGTTCTTTAAGAATATCTCATCAATGACATAAACCTCTTTTAACTTGGATTGAGCGTTAGCTCCGACTTGTGCGATAACCCATGCCATCGGGTTCACATTAAAGTCGCACGCCAAGCACAAAGGCAGGCTTGGATTATATTGCGCCAACTTGAAAGCCAGGTCGCCTGCGTTCTCTGTGCGGTTGAAGGTGTAATAAACTGCCCCTTCAAAGATGACAAACTGGCCGTAAAGTTCCTGCTGGGCGAACTTGGGGTCATATCTCGCCTCCAGCTCTTTTATCGCTTCGGCAGAAACAAAGCTATTTGTTGCGGTAGGGAAGTGGACAACACAGGTATCTTCGTTCTTATTAGCTATGAAGATGTCATGGATCGCGTCAAAGGAATTAGGCGAGGTGGTAATAAAAATCTTTCCTTGCGTAGATAAGACACGGCCTAAAAGTATATTCCAAAGATTCGCAAAGTCTTTGCACTCCCTTGCCTCATCAACCCAGCAGCCGACAAAGTTCTCATTTCTTATCCTGTCCGCGTGTTCGGCCGTATGCCCATGAACCTTGCGCCCGTTTTTAAGAGTGATGATAAAATCTGAATCATTTATACCTTGCGGCATAAGAAATGGCCTGGCCGCGTCTTTAAATAACGCCCATGTTGTGCGCTTTAACATCTGATAAGTCGGGGCCACGATCCCGAAAACTCCGTCACCTTTTGCGTTCCATGCCTGCTTGAGCGCCTCTCTTGCGCCAGAGTAAGACTTGCCTCCGCGTATGCCGCAGATCATCGCCATGTATCTGTAATAATTAGCAAGGTCATGAAAGGCTTTTTGCCCTTCGTGGGGTTGGTATTGGATGAGCCCATCTATTTCAAAATCAGTTGCGGATGAAACCTTTGTATTTTTCAAGCGCTTCTTCCCTTCCGTGTCCGTTGCCTGTCGCCGGTATCAATCTCATCGGATACTTAACCCAATCTTCGCCATTATCATCTGGTATCGGTTGGTTTCTTCTCTTGAATACCTCTATCGCAATACGGATTTTGTTGCCTTGACTAAACTTATAAAAATTC